TATACCCTATTGACACTAAAAATTTTCATATTTTTCGCAACGTAAATCGCCCAATTGAGTTCAGAACCCAAATGAACCGACATGGCGTGCGTCGATGATGATCGTTTTTGCCTTGAAAAACTATCGGTTAGTCACCATGATAGTTCTCCTAGTGTCGGAGTTTCCTTCTGACTTGTAAAATTAAAGTACAAGCCTGCTCTGGGCGCGAACAAGTGTTCGCAACAGAGCTGGGTAAACTGCCGAGCTTGGAAGCCCTCCTGTTCTTAATGGAGGATCTATCCAAATTTCACAAGCAAGACTTATTTCTCCGCAAGTTCCAGGAACGTTCTGTTCCCGGTGCAGAGGGGTGTCTCGCCTTCTTGGCGATTGGAGGCCACCATGTGGTGGTTGACCCCCGAAAGATGGAAAAAGCGTTTTCCGATTTCGTTCTCTCCCAACCGATCACTCTTTCAAAGACTGATTTTGGTCCGGGTAAGAGAGTCCCAACTAAAATTATCAGGGACGTCTCAAGAGAGCGAAGGGATGTACGTTTCCGAATCCTGAATTTCGAAACCCAGACCTCTTCTCAGAAAGTGGAACTCTTCCTCTCCTTAATTGGAGAGTATAAGATTCCTCTTGAGAAGGTCTCGGGAGCAGAAATTCTTGGTTTTCGCTTTTTCCGAATTGATGATCCAGCGCGGTTCAAACATGCGCTGGGCCTTGCCGAAGCGATGGATCTTTCTCTTCTGAACATGTCTGTCACTACTCGTTTTCGAACGAGAGCGACTGTTGTTCGGAGGAAAAAGAACTTTCAGCTTAACTATCCTGAACAAAAGATCTCACGTCGGGCCTTTCAAGTCCCGATAACAACTACCATTCACAATTTCTATCTCTTACTTCTTCACTATCTCCGTTCTTTTCCCCTAGGGGAACCGGAGAAGTTCTATGTGAAGATGATTAAGACTCTGCTGGCTAGTACTTTTTCAAAGCACGCCGAGCAAGAAATGCCTGAAGGGTCTGAGTTGTTGACGTTTGGTCTTTTCCCTCCCTATACTCAAATACGATTGGATAATCTTTTTCGAGGTAACCGTAACGGACGTGTCCGTTTCTACTTTAACGCACTGCAGGCAAAAGCCCTTTGCGCTCCAGTCGGTAAGGATATGCTTTTCGACGCTTATGTGTCGCATCGCGCATCCCTTTGCCGACCAGTTCCAGAAACCATCCCCCGGGATGAGAAGATCTATAATGATCTACTTGCCATGGGTAAGGAATTTGGAAAGTTAATGCAGGATAATGGTTTCTTCGATCCTAATCGTACCACCATGCCCAATTCAAGGGCTTGTGTTGAACTCTCCCGCAAGGGAGGGGGCAACATTGGTGGGTTACTAAAGAAGGCCGGCCGCTTGGTTTCGTTCCTTGGAAATCCTCTTCTTGAGGTGAAGGAGCAGAACTCTGAACGGCTGGAGCCTCTCGTGATTGGTCTATTTGGACCGCCGGGTTGTGGAAAGAGTACCAGGGTGAGACAGCTTGTCTCATACCTGAAGCCTTTCTTCCCGGAGGTGTCCGAAGAGGACCTGTTCTATTCACGATCTTGTAACTCTGCGTATTGGGATGGCTATAGGGGCCAACCGATAACTATCCTCGACGATTTCGGTCAAGAGGTTGTTAATCGGTTGGATGTTCAGGAATTCGTGAACCTTGTTTCTACAAACCCTTTCCGCCTGAATATGGCTGCTCTTAGTGAGAAGGGGACCTTTTTTCGGTCCCCTGTTATCATACTCACTTCGAATTGCCAGTTTGGGTCTGTTTTTCGGAACAGTTCTGGAAAGCGGGTTGTCGAAGATTCTCTTGCGGTGTGGAGAAGGGTGACCCTGCCTTATCTCGTGTGTCCTGACGGATCCTTGTTAAAATATAGGATCCAGATACGACCAGAGATGTATGAGCAGTGGCGAGAGGATAAGTACGAGAGATACATCCCCGAAGGGTTTGTATCTCCCGACTCCCTCTCGCTCGGTCCCGACCCATCACAAGTTCTTCGACCTGTCACTGGAAAAACCGGAAGCTTTGCCTATGCTCATGATCCCGGTCCCCATCCCAATTGGTTTGAGGACGGCGAGAGAATGACATTTGCTCAGCTTAAGGAATCTATCCAGGAGACCCTCCAGAAGCGTTTGGCGGTTCACGAACAAAGTATAGCTGGAACCTGGACACAAGTTGTATCCAGGCATCGTGTTGAATTTCTCCAAGACGGCTCTTTGATCCAGCCGATTGTCGAACCAATTCCTTTCCCTTTAGATAAAAGAGACCACACTATCGCATTACAATTCCCAACTTCGCCTCCTCTTGATCCGCCTCGGGTTAAACCCATTGCGCTTCCTGAAGAGTTGAAGGTAAGAATGATTACTGCTGCTGAATGTGACACTAAGTGCCTTCAGCCGTTGCAGATTGCGTTGTGGAGGACTCTCAGTCTTTTGCCAGAGTGTTGTCTCACCAATGGTGTGAAAGATTTAGAATCGTTCACCGGTGAAACACTACCCTGGATTGAAAGGATCGAGAAAGTTATCCAACGGATACTTTCTTGTTCGACATCAGATGAGTTTTGGTTGAGTGGCGACTATACTAATGCCACAGACAACCTTCCTCTCTGGGTCACAGAAGCCTTACTCACTGGTATTCTCTGTTTTATTGATCACTATCCCACAAAAGCGTGGGCACTCTGGGAAATCTCCCCCCATCGTATACTCTATCAAGAGGAACATGGGGGTCCGGCGACCCAGACTAGTGGTCAATTAATGGGTTCTCTCCTTTCGTTCCCTCTTCTCTGCCTCGCGAACCTTTATACTTTACGGTCCGCGGGATTCCTCTCCCACCAAATGTTGGTTAATGGAGATGATGTCGTAGCAAGGGGGACACTGGATCAGATTGCTCGATGGAGGGACATTGCCCCCCGAATCGGACTCTCTCTTTCAGTGGGAAAGAACTTTATTGATCCCGACTTTTGTACTGTCAACTCCCAGCTTTTTATTGAGGGAGATGTGCAGCATACCGGAAAAGTCTCCTGCCAAAAGAGGCAGGGGACAACTATCGGTTACTGCTTCCAAGAGGCCCAGTACTACTGGGGCCCTGGTGACAAGGTTAAGTGGGATTTTATACGGAGAAACCTGAACGAGCTTCGGAAAACTCCTCGATCTTTGGATATCCCTGTCTCTCTCGGCGGACTAGCTCTCTATGAGAACTTTTCACGTCTCGAGGGAACGCACGACAGGGCGCTTTTTAAGAAGGTGTACTTCTTTGATCTACTTCGGAAACTGATAAAACCGGAACACTGGAAAGATGAACAGACAGGCGAGAAAATTGCCATACTGTCCTTTCCCGTATTCTACGGTGCAGTTCCCCAGATCATGAAGAACAAGGATGGAGAGAAGAAAGACAGATCTTACGAACGTCTTTCCTCACTCCGTTTTCCTTCTAAGAAAGCTGAATCCGAATTTCAGGAGGATCTGAGTTCCCCTGAGTTGGTTGAATTTTGGAATGCGGTGAAAAAGAGTCCTGGTGGGGGTAGGTTGAAGCAGATAGTTCAGTCTTCTTCATACCTCCTTGAAACTTTTCCTCCCCTTAATTCTTTTGGAACCCGTAGGGTTTTCATCAGAAAAGGGTCAGAGATGAAGTTTCAACAGGAAATTCTTTCATCCTTTCTCCGATGGTTCGATACAGAGCTCCTCCCCTCGAATACTCAATTTGAGTATTTCGATTGGGATTGTACGGAGCTGTACACATTGAACCAACGTGAGAAGTTTTCCAGACTCGTCCTTCCAGAGTTACTCTGTCAGCCTGGGGTGGGGAATACTTTTCCGGAATTCCGGGAGCGTCCTTCTGTTGGTCCTACTTCCCTGTTCTATAGGGGGAGTATGGCTCTCTTTGCGAAGCAGTTGAGAGTTTTATCCAACGGTGAGACGGTCCCGGGTTTCCATGATCGGTTTTCCCGACCCTGTGGCGAAGAAGTTCGGAGCCTTAGAGATCTTCTAGACCGGCAAGGTCTTATATCATCAATTCCTGTATCGGTTATGTAACTGGCTGATACGTGTGGAGAACAAGTTATTGGACATGGTAGCCCATACTGAACTAGAAGCCCAGTAAAAATTACCATACCCTACTCTTAATACGCATGATTCCTTTTTTACAAGGAGTGTGCGAGAATCCCAACCCCTCCAAGGAGGACAATGAGGTACAATATCGAATTGCCACCCGGACACAATAATAGCCGGTTCCGCAGTCTTTACAGATTGCTGGGTAATGGACAGATGTAGTAAGTTCTATCTCCCAGGCCCCTGAGGGTCATTTGGGAAGGTTCACGTACATTCTCGATTTAGAGACGGAAACACCTAAGTAATGATGTTTCTTCATCGAAGATTGGAAAAAATAAGAGTAGGGCCAAAAAGGTCCCGTTTGCGAC